CCGAAAGTCCGTACTGCGCATTGGGACAGCCATTTTTTAGCCTCCTTAGTAAGCGTTGATGGTTGCCACGTTCTGGTGCTCGGAAATCTGCACCTGAACAATGGTATACGCATCGCCCCAGTTGTTGTCGGGACCAGGGGTGATACCGATAACGCGCATTTGGGCGGTGCTGCCTGAGGTGACGACCGAAGCGGTGTCCAGAACGGCTTGGCTCAAACCGACGGTAGTGTTACCGGCGGTGATGCTGCCAAAATCGAACTGGTTGCCGATGTTGGTCACGTTCACACTGCCATTGGCCTGGATCTGGTAAACGATCGTGGGGTCAATGGTGATGTAAGCCGTGATGTCGGTCGCTGGCGTGTTTGCCAGGAATTTGTTGGAAACACGACGGCGTCCATCGCCATCGGTGAATTCAACGCCTTGGAAAGTGCCGACGAATGGATCGCCAACAGTCGCTGGGACCACAACACCGTTGCTGTCAAGCTTGACAGGCTGGTTTTGTAGCAGAGTGACTGCAGCGTTGTTCGCCAGCGTGAAGGCTGCTGGCCGGACGAAACCACTTGCGTGGTACACCGGCTGGAAGCCAAAGGGTGCACTGGTAGAAGACATTTGCTAGTTCCTCATAAAGGGAATGGACGGTCCCATCAAGATTCCTCAAAGACGCCTTGACGGGGGTTGTTGCGCAAGTCCTGCATACCGTCGCCCTCAATGATACGTCCACCAGCTGCGGCTGCCTGGTCCTTGATCGAATCAAGAACAGCAGTGAGCTTTTCGTCTTCACGTGCTGGAGCGTCATGATGGGCTTCAGCCATGTAGCGCTGATACAGCGGCATTGGCAGTTTGAAAGCCAGCATCTCGTTGACGCCAATGAACCCCGTCCATTCGCCTGTCTTGACTGTAATGTACTCCCAGCCAGGCACGTCTTCGGGTTTAATGGGTTCGTACCCCAAGCGAATCCGTTGTTGAATGGAGTCGCGGGGGTTAGTGGTCGTCAACCAGCAAGTGTGGTATCCGGGCAACTTCGGCAAATCAGGAAGTGCGTCTTGGAAAAATTGAGATCTGAACATCTCAACGCGGTCGTCGTCGCTGATGGCGCGGTTTTCAGTCACTGGTCGATCAGCGGCTGCACGGGACTGGCGCGAGACGTCAGCGGTTCGTTTCAATCTTTCGTCGGTCATTTTCTCACTCCTTTCAGCGAGTTGCATTTGATGAATTCTCACGATCCCATTTCGCGTACTGTTTCAAGTAACGCTGACGAAGTATGGGATCTTCCCAGACGCCGGCATCAATCATGGCCTGCTTCCGTTCTGGTGAGATATAGACTTGTTGGCGAGAAGACGGTGGCGTTTGGTCCCTTGTTGAACCAATGGGCGGGCCCTTGCGACCCCCACGAGAATAGCCATCGTCATTGTCCCCGCCTCCTTTTAGATGTGGCAGGCGTTTGGCAACACGCTTGTCCAGCTCTTGCCAATACTCCTCTGATTTCGGATTATAGCCCTCTTCCACGAGAGTTTGATCGATTGCAAGAACGATTTTCGATTCTTCATTCCGTGCATTTGGATCATACCAGCTGTTTTTGCTGATCCACTCTTTCGCGTAGTTCGCGACTTCGGGATCCGGGCCTTGCTGGCCTTGCGGAGCTTGGCTCTGGGTATGGATCTCTTGGGCAACCTGGGTCTGACGGTGCTTGATCGCCTGCAGTTGCTGGGCCTGCTTCATGGCCTCGTCACGGATCCGGAGGGCCTTGGCCACATCCTCACCGTTCCCGGCCTCAACAGCCTGGGCCATTATTCTTTCTGCGGCCCGAACTTCTGCGATCTTCTCGTTCAGACGAGCATCGATGTTGCTGATCGTGTTCTGGACGGCAGTCTTTTCGACCGCCATCATGCGTTTTTCGAGGGCCTCGTTGCGCTGCCTCAGGAAGTCAAGCTCGCGCTTGTCCCTCTCGATGGCCTGCTTACGACGCTCTGCCCGCTGCTGTTTTTCCTCGCGCCTTTTGCGGCGCAATTCCTCGCGGTCCTCGTTGTCTTCCGACAACCTAGCGTCTTCGCCTTGATCGTCTTCATGGTCGTCATCGTTGTCCTCGGCCTTTGTCTCGACCGGCACAAATTCGACTTCCTGAGGCTTGCCTTTTTTCTGGTCCTCGTCATCCTCTATGAGGAGAGTCTCGCCCTGTTTTTCTGCCATTGCCTGCTCCTTTCAGCAGTTAGATGAATGCCCTGATCGTGGTCGGATCTGCTGTAACCTTGCCGATGATGTCAAGGTCATTGAAGATCACGAACTCAATCTCCTCGTCGTTGAACTTAACGGTCCAACGGTCACCGCCATATTTCGGGGTGCGGACGAAGTCCCCGACCTTGCACCAGTCGCCCTCTGGCCAGGACGCCATGGTGTTTCGATTCTTGTAAGCCAATGGACCGATGGCCGCAACCTTGGCGACCTGGGTGTTGCTGGCTTCTGTCTTGCGGGCCTCTTCTGGGATGAAGATGCCTGACTTTGTGCGATCCTTAGCCCGACGGATCTGTACCATGACGCGGCTGCCAAATGGGACGATGCCGGGATCGACCGCAGGAAATGCGTCATCAAGTGAGTCGTAAGCCAGGTTGATTGGATTTTCAAGTAGCATTCGCTGTTCTCCGTATGCTGTTCAAAGTTCTGAGTCTCGTTTGTCTTGGTCTCGCAAGATCTGCTCGATCAGCTGCTTGGCGCGGTCAAGGCCTGCGTACACGCCCTGCTGCCTGCCTGTTTCGTAGCTGATGTCCTTGCCTTCGCCAAACTTCTGGGCCATTGCCTCATGGGCAATACGCGCCTTCTCGGCATCGATCTTTGCGAAGATTCGATCAAACACTTATTTGCCTTTGCCGTTGGTCTTCTCGACCTTCATCTTAGGCATTGGCTTGTAATCAGCTTTTGGCTGTGGTGGCGTCGGGGCTGGATCTTTCCCGCTGCCCTGGATGGACGTTGGGTAAGACTTGCCCATGGCCAGTTGCTTGTGCAAGTTGATGGCTTCCATGGTTCACTCCTTATGGACGTGGGTTGGGATTGATGCCGGTGCCTGTGGAGACTCCGACCCTGTTGCCCGACGCAATCTCCAGGGCCGCCAATTGCTTGGCAGTCTGGTTGTCGGATTCGTTCATGGCCAAGCGTGCTTCGATCTCGGCCCGTGTGCGCTGGTCCTCGGCAGACTGGCGCATCTGTTCGCGTTGCAGCTCGGCTTGCAGCGTCTGAATCTGCTGCTGCAAGGCCATCTGGCGTTCCTGGCTGCGCAACTGCATCTCGGCCTGTTTGAGCTGAGCATCTGTTTGGGCTTTCTGCTGCTTGAACTGGGCGTCTGCCTGGTCTTTTTGAGCCCGCTGCTCGACCTGCTGCTTCATGACCTCGACGCGAGGATCGGCTGGCAGCTGAGGCGGCGGCTGCATCTGCTGCAGCATCTCGATGGTCTGCTGGATGATGGCCGGAATCTCGCTGAAAGTCTCCTGAGCCTGCTTGTTGACCACTTGGCTGGTTGCTGCCAGCATACGGTCCAGTGCCTTCTTTTCGTCGGTGGTGGCGTCTTTTTGCAGCTCGCCAATGTCGACCTGCGCAGCGTCAGAAGCTTCCTCGAAGATCTGGTTGGCGTACCACAAGACCATGTGCTCTTTGATGTGGTCTAGCAAGAACGGCACGGCTTGCATACCGACGATCTTGTTGCCACCGAACATTGGATTCGTGATGAAGTCTAAATGCACTTGCAGGTGGGCCAGGTGATCTTGCTCAGGGAACGCGACGATTGGCCGCTTCATCGTGGCCGCAATGTTCTCATTCACTGCATTCAGTTCCAACGGCTGCTGCTTGGGGACTAACAGGTTCTTGCCCTGAGGAATCCGCAGACGCTCCAAGAACATCTCTTCAACCTTGCGCAGGTCATACAGCTGGGGCATGGCCTGAGCCCGCTGCATGACGGCTTGCACTTGAGCAAAACGCTGGGCCTCGCTGAAGATGTTGGGGTCTGAGACCGGCACGACGTTCATCGGGCCTTCAAAGTCGCTACGCTTGACCAGCAGCTCTCCAGTCTCGTCAACGACCTCTGATTCTTCGAGGTAGGTCTTGTTCAGACGGAACAGCAGGTTCAAGACCCTGGCCATCGCGTCATGCATGCGAGCATGAATGGCCGAGAACACGACCATGCCCTGCTCAAGACGGGCAAGGGTTGTACCGACTGGGGTGTTGGCGTTGCTGTCAGCTAGCTCTTCGAACGTGGTCCTGACGACCTGTTGGCTAGCATCAACCAGGAAACCAAGCAACTGGAACAAGACCGGGCTTGGCGGGTTGTACGGCATCGGCATGAGGACCTTGCGGATGTCATCAGCACCAAAGCTGCCCTCAATCTCCTTGACCTCTGTCGGGTCAACGCGGTCTGTCTGGCCGCCAGCACCTGACTTGAGCTTCAGCAAGCCAGGGAAGTTGTTGATGTGGGCCGAGTCAAGCAGAGCGCGCAATGCGCCAGTGGCTGCAGCTGACAGGCCACCGATCATGTGGATCATGCCGATCGGATAAGCTCCTCGCCACGGCACGAACGGGAACTCAACCATCCAATACATCTCTTGCTTGGTGTCGTCGTCCTCTTCCCAGTTGCGATAGATGCTGAGAATGCGCTGCGTGTTCTTGTCAATGCTGATGATGTACGGAGCCAACCCGTCACCATTGTCGATGTCCATGAGCACGTAGCTCTCGAACACGGTCCTCAGGCCATCGGTGTTGTAGCCGTCTGATGCACGGCCTTCGATCTTGTCATTGGCTTTCTGGGCCTTTGATTCTTCAGGCGGTGCTGGGTCGACACGAAGATCGACGTCAAGGTACATACCTGTCGAGATCCGCTTCTCGTACTCGATGCGAGTCAGGTACTGGACATGGGTCTTGCGCTCAGACGTGTAGTAGTTCGTGGCTGCAAAAGGCAGGTACACGTCATCGATGGGCACGAACATCGGCACAGGACGGCGCTTGTTCGGGTCCCAGGTGATCTTGAGATATTGGCCGCCGCCCAACGGCAACTGGGTCATGAGCTGCTCGAGCTCGGCCCTGAACTCGGGCATCTGGCTGGTCATCTGCCAGTTCAGATACCGGGTGATGCGCTGCGCCTTCTCGACTTTCTCAAGAGTGGGCTCGCCAACGATCTTCTCTTTGGCCGGTCCATCAGCCGGGAAGACCTCCTTCATGGCACGGGCTGCAAAGTCCACGCATGCTTGGGTGAGCATCGGGTGCACGACCTTGCTGGCGCCAGTGAACGATGCGCCGCCTGGGGCATCATCACCAAGACCAGTACGACGCAGGCCTTCTTCGTATTGTTCGTCGCGACGCTTGCGGGCTTCCTTGTCCTTCTCAATCAGCTCAGAGAGATTGGTGCCAAGATTTGACAGCTCCCAGCTGGGCATTGACTCAGCCAGGTTTGCATAGAACTCTGTTTGACCGGGAGGCGTTGACGTGTCAAGTGTGACCATTGCACCGCCGTCTTCGGTGTCCTCAACTCCGCTGTCATCTCCCGGAAGCTCGATGTACTCGCCTTGGTCGTCGTCTTTTTCAGCCATTCAAGTCTCCGGTCATGCAGCGTATGGGTTCACCAGCCGCGGTTTGTGCTCTCGTTCCACGGAGCCTTTTTGCACAGGCCTTGTGACTGAGAGCGCGTTGCGGTCGGCAAGTAGCCGGAGCGCTTGCGTCGTACTGTCAACAAAGTCGTCATGCTTGATTGAGCCTTCTCCGTGGAAACTGCAAAGCTGCGAAATAAGTGGTTCAGCCCAGGAACGAGGATTCCCAGGCCGTTTATCAGATTCTACAACCCAAACGAATCCGTGTGCAAATAAATGCGAGACTGCGTGAAGTCTCTGAAGCTTGTCTGCACTGCCTGGGTTGTACGGGTAGGCCAAGATGTCTTCACGGGCCAGCATCTGACGAAGGCTGATACCTGATCCCTTGTCCTCGATAACCAGCAGGTCAGGAGCCCGGCCTGAGAGGTATGACTGTTTTGGCCCGACCAACGGCTTGATGACTGGCTTCATGTCGTCATCGCCGTACCGCACGACCATCTCCTTCTTGACCCGGTCGATGAGGTCTGGCATGCCAAGGCGGTCTTGCCAGCAGTCGAGCAGGATGAATGCTGGCTTTTTGTCCTGTCTGAAAACGCCCCAGACCGAGCAGGCTGTGTAGTCGGGATCATGGCTCTTGCGGTCCGTGGTCTTTTCGCTGAAGGCTGTGTCCAGGCTCATGACAATGTACTCGAAGGACGGCAGTGGCTTGTCCTTGGCCCACAGCTTGAGCCAGCTGCGCTTGATGATGCCTGACTCTTCAGGATCGATGACCTCAGCGTGAATCTCTTGGCGTCCTAGCTGCGTGCCCTCGTACTGTGTGATCTGGTCAAGGAACGACTTGGCTAGGTTGGCAGCGTTGTCGTACGTCGAGCCCCGGGTCACGACGACCTTGCCCTTCTTGGTCTCTGAGTCCTTGATCAGCTTGCGGATCAGTTCCAAGGGCTTTGGCGTTGTGGTGGCCACGACTTGTGGATGCTCGCCCAGTCGAAGACCGAACATCATCATGTCCCAGGTCTCGTCTAAGTATTGCCATGCAGCCAGCTCGTCGCACCAGACCCGGTGGAACTGCGGACCCCGCAAACGGCTGGGTTCCTCGGCCGAGAAGCCTCGGATCGATGCGCCGTTCTTCAGGGTGATCTCGCCGATGGACCGGTTGTAATTGTCGATGATGGTGTGAGGCAACAGGCTCATGATGCCTGATTCGCCTTCAAAGCAGACGCCTCTGATGTCGCCTGACGTTGGTGCGATGACCCCGCAACGGACTCCTGGGTTCGTGGCCGCGTACCAGCTGATGTCTTCAGCCCCGGTTCTGGTCTTGCCAAACCCACGACCCGCCAAGATCAGCCAAACGTTCCAGAGTCCTGGGGGCGTGACTTGTTCAGGACGAGCTGTGCACTTCCACTTGAGCCGCCAAGCCAGCATGGACAGGTCATCAAGCTCCAGGTGAGCCAGGTTCGTCTGGATT